AGTCTGGCGTAATGATGATGCTAATACAAGGGGCTGCGATCACAAACCTTCAAGGGCTTTTTGATAATCTTCGCTACTCACAAAAGCAACTAGCTAAAAAAGTACTAAAACTAATTCAAACCTGGACACCAGAAAAAGTAGAGAAAATTCTTGGAAGAAAACCTAGTGAGCAGTTCTATTCTAAAGAATTTATTAACTTTGACATAGCGATAACTGAAGGGCCTCTCACAGATACGCAAAAACAAACTTTTTACAGGCAACTTGTTGATGTTTATACCCTTTCTGGTGGCGCAGGAGTCTCTCCTATTACGCCTAAGATGCTTGTGGAAAATGCTCCGCTACAATCTAAAGGCACTATTCTTCAACAAATTGAGCAAAATGAGCAAGCACAGCAACAAGCTCAACAACAAGCTGCTCAAATGCAAATGCAAATGCAAGCTAAGCAGGTGGAAGCTATCGATGCTACTATCCAAAATACTAAAGCCTCTTCTATCGAAAAACTTGCTGGTGCATCAGAAAGAAGAAGTAGAACACAAAGTGATCTTGCTCTTGCTACTGAGCGTATCTCTGAATCTGAACAAAATAGAGCACAAGCAGCTTTAGATAGAGCTAAGACAATGGTAGAGATATCCCAGCTAAGTGATGAAAGAATCTATAAGGTGTGGGAATTTGTAAACATGCTTGAGAAACAAGAGATCATTGATAGAGAAGCAATAGCAGGTAAAGTTATGGGACAGTCAGACATTATTAATGCTCAGGTCTCACAAGATGCATTTCAAAACTCTGGTGTACAAAACAGTATGCCTGATCAAAGCTTAGGAGATCCTAATGCTTTATAACCAAGGAGAAACAAGATGAAATATAAAAAACAAATGTCTGCCAAAACTCATAAAGGAATGTATGGCAGAAGTCATGCAGGAAGTATGCAGCCAGACCTAACACCAGCAGGTGCTGACTTAGGTATGAATATGGGTGGCAAGAAAAAGTTTGTGAAAATGAACTTAAAAGATGGCGCATGTTCTAACGGCTATGTAATGCCTGTAAGTACTAATGTTGCAAATATGGGGTAATGCATGCGACAAGAAATAGGAGAAACACGCGATGCCATTATGGAAGATAATAACAAGATTATTGAAGGTATCTTAAATGCTAATCAGCATATCAAAGAAAAGTACTGGATAGTGATCTTTGCCAAAAACACCAAATGTCATGTAGACGGTAATTTTGCTATTACTCAACACATAAAACCATATAAAACAAAACCCCCTTCTATGGTAGGTCAAATTATTGCTGAGGTAGATAATTCTAAAGGAATTGTCAGTTGGGAAATTAACATGCCCGATATCCCTTTTCAATATGAAGCTGTACCAGGAATCAAACACATAGCTGGCGGAGAAAAAATTGTTGAAACAACCACTTTATCCAATAGTTATATTATATAGTGCCGCCGACGAATCGGGCGAAAGGAGAAACTTCGATGAACGAAGAATTACATAACTCGGGCGAACAAGACTTTCAGGCCGCCGCTGAACATAACGTAGAAGCTAGTAGCCATCAGGAACAGCCACGTACAGTACCACTGGACGCGCTTGAGTCTGAAAGAGCAAAGAGACAACGTTTAGAAGAAGAAAACCGATTGATGAGAGAGAACCTTGACCTATTAAAAGCATCACAAGAAAGACACGCTCCTAAAGAAAAAGAACAAGAGCTTGATGGCTTAGAAGATGACGACATACTCACTGTGAAAGAATTTAAAAAGCTTTCCTCTAAGATGACAAATCAATTTAAGACAACTCTTAGTGAGCTGCAAATGGCACAAAAGAATCCTGATTATCAAGAGGTTATTACTAAATATTTACCAGAAGTTATTAAATCAAACCCTAGTCTTAGAGATACGCTTCAAAAAACTCAAGATTACGAATTGGCCTATTATTTAGCTAAAAATTCTGATGGATATAGAAATGCACAGATGAGCACTAAAATAAACTCCGATGCTGAAAGGATTTTAAAAAATACTAACAGTAGCGGTGGGATTTCTAGCGTTGGTGCTTCTACCCCAGTAAGCCAAGCTAAAAGATATAAAGATATGAGTGATGCAGAGTTTAAGATGCTGATGGAAAGGAATAGGAGATAAAAAAAGGATATTCATATGTCAAGTTCAATGACAACAACATCAGTATTACCTCCAGCAGTGAGAGAATACTACGACAGAGTTCTACTTATGACTGCTTTCCCTTACCTTATTCATACAAGATTTGCTCAAAGAAGAAATCTTCCTGAAAAAGAAGGGGATACAATCGTATTTAGAAGATACTCAAGACTTCCTTCAGCAGTAGTTCCTATTGTTGATGGCGTAACTCCTCCAGGAGTGCCACTATCTGTAGATGATATCAAAGCAAGGGTATCATGGTACGGAAGATATGTTACAATTACTAACCAAGTACAATATACTGTACAAGACCGTGTGATGAATGAAGCTGCAGAGCTTATTGCTCAAAACATGGGTGAGTCTATTGATATTGTTACTAGAGATGTTTTAGCTTCAACATCATCTGTATTATCATGTGAGTTTGGTTCTAACTCATCAACACCTACAGAATTATCAGATGCAGATTTAATTACTGTTGTACAAAGACTTCTTAATAATGATGCACGTATGATTTCAAAAGTTATTACTGCTACTGATCAATATGGCACAAACCCTATTAGACCGTCTTTTTGGGGCTTTTTAAGCACTGAGTTGATTGATGATTTGCAAGATCTACCAAGTTTTACTGCAACAAGTAACTATCCTGGCGATCAGTCAAAAACAATTCTTGATGCAGAGTGGGGTTCTACAGATAACATTAGATGGCTAATCTCATCTATTTCAAGCGTCTCTTCTGCAACACCAGCAGTGTATAACAACATTATTGTTGCACAAGAAGCGTATGGAGTTGTAAACCTAGGAAGTGAAATGGGTAAATTGATCGTGAAACCTCTTGGTTCTGCAGGGTCAGCTGATCCATTAGATCAAAGAAGTACAGTGGCTTGGTCACAACCATTTGTGGCTAGAATCTTAAACGATTCTTTTATGGTCAACTTGCTTTCAACTCACTCATAACATTTGATCTAAATAAAATATAAGGAGACTAACATGTCACAACTAAAAACTTTCTCTTGGACAAATGCTTCTACAGCCGTTGCTAAAAACGTATCTGTGGGCTTTGCTGTATCAAGAGTACAAACAATCGATGTCACTGCAGGTGGATCATTCATGTGGGCATATGGTATGCCAAATGGATCATTCCTAAACCTAGCCTCAGGGGCAATAACAACAACAAACGGGTTTACGCCATTAGAAGAATCAGCATTATTTGGAGCGCCTATTACAGCTGTAACAAGAGCTGCTGATACTGTGTTTACATGCTCATATCTTGATCAGTTTAGCTTTGCAGTAGGTGACGTTGTCAATGCTGTAGCTATTGCTGATGATCTATCAGGCTTAACACTTAACGGAACATACACTGTGCTATCAGTAACTGGAACTCAGATTACATGCTCAGAAAGTACAGCTTCTGGATATAGTGTTTATGTTTCTGGTGGTGCATTAGTACAAAAAGAAAATGCGTCAGGTGTTCCTTATCCAACACTTAACGTAGCTATTTATGGTGGTACATTAGGTACAGGCATGGTTGGAGCTAACTCTTCATCTATGGTTGCTATCTTTGAAGGACAAAACCCAGTAGTATAAACAAAATGGGGGGAGCAATCCCCCTTTAACAAGAGGAAAAAATGGTAAAATATCATAATGAAGATTTAAAAAAGCTTGAAAGTTTAGCAATCATTGGTGAAAAACCTTCTAGCGAAAAAGAAGAGAAATTTCTAAGAGAAGTGTGTGAATATCAATTTCAAAACATCGAAGAGCCAGGAATTTCTATGAGATTTATGTATGGTGGAACTAAAAACTGCGTCAATCTACTCATGATGCATGGCGGAAAATACAAATTCCCTAGATTTTTAGCTCGTCATATCGAAAACTGCTGCAAGCCTATTTATGAAAATAAAATGGATAGCAATGGCATGACAACGGCGGTAGAAGTAGGTAAAACACCAAGATTTCAAATGAGACAAGTTTATAGCAAAGGATAATCATGTCAGCAACATGGACACTATCAGATATACAACAAGCGATTAGACAAGTTACAGGGAGATTTTCTCCCTCTGATATATCTAATGCTGATCTAAAAAAACGTATAAACCAGTATTATACGCTTATCTTTCCAGCAGAGGTAAAGCTTGAGCAAAAGCATGTATTTTATGAGTTTACTACTACTACAAACCAAACTGTATATGATCTACCATTAACTACATATACTAACTTTGAGCCACCAGCTTTGTGTAATAAATTTGCAATGTTTTGGTACCAAGACCCTATGAGGTTTAAGTACGATACTATGCAACAATACACCTTTGGTACTCCTTGGGTAGGTGATGGTACCACAGTAACTTTTTCTACTACTGTAACAGGATTTCCTATACAGCCTGGTTCGCTTACCATATACGATGGTGTAGAGCTATTTGAAGATACAAATACAATATGGACTACAAGCGATATCACTATTATAGGATCTCTCGGTGGTTCAGCTATTGTTAACTATGCAACAGGAACCGTATCCGTTACCTTTAACACTGCACCTTTGCTTGATAACAACATATTTCTAAACTACATATTGTTTATCTCAAGCAGACCTCAGTATATTCTTCTCTATAACAATAGCTTTACTGTCTACCCGGCTCCTAACCAAGCCTATAAAATACAGATGAAAGCCTACAGTGTTGTTGAGCCATTAGAAGAAGCAACAGACACACCATATCTTAATGAGTGGGGTAGATGCATTGTGTATGGCACAGCAAGAGACTTACTAGCAGACTCTGGTGAAATGGATGGATATGCAGAAATCACAGCTTTGTACAAAGAGCAAGTAGCGTATGTATTAAAAAGAACGAATCAAAACCTATTAAACATTCGAGCAATGCCTCGTTTTTAAGGAGTAAGCAATGGCATGGGATAAAGACCAACCACAAAACACTACAAAGATAAGAAATCTTCCATCAGTGTTAACACCTAACTGGTATGCTATTGAGCAAGCAGACTCTTCTTTTACACCTTATGCTATAAATTTACTGGATAGAAACGTTCTAAACACGTCAGACCCAACCTTTCCAGTTAATCCTGTAGCTATTGCAGATACCTATGCAATTTTTAGTAAAAAGGATGCTGCAGGGCTAGCTCAGCTTTTTGGTATAGATACTTCTTCTAATATCGTGCAGCTTACAGGAGGAGCAGCTAGCTTAATCTCTAACCAGGGTAGTGCTTTTTTACCTGGTGGCCTTATACTTAAATGGGGAGATATTTCTGTAGCAGCCTATGGGTCATCAACTACAGTAACTTACACTCAAGCATTTCCTAATGCGACGTTGAAAGTATTTATCACTCCTAGTCAAAACTACTCATCAATTTTTCCGGCTTATGTAGCGTCACAAACGGCTAGCCAATTTACTGCTTCTAAAGGTAATACCTCGGCAACGTTATCATCAGCTTTTATATGGCTTGCATTGGGGTATTAACATGTCAAACTTAACACAAATGACGATAGCACCTTTTGTTACTGGCATAGACACAGATATAGAGCCATGGCTTGCACCGCCTGACTCTTTTAGAGAAGCTGTAAACGTTCATATTCACCATGGATATCTAGAAAAGCGTCAAGGGTATAGGCTGTTTGGCACACTAGAAAACGGTGAAAGAGTTATGGGCTTTGCAAGGTATGTACAGCCTGATGGGTCAAAAGAATTGCTTGCATTTGATACACTTAACGCATATAGATATGATTCTGGGTCATACACATTTACACTACTTGACTCAGCAGGACCAATTTTTGACTCCGGAGAGTTTGACTATGTACAAAGTGTTAATTGGCAAAGTTCTAATATTAATAATAGGCTGTATTTTACTAACGGAAAAGCCTGGAACGGTCTTACTGATCCTAATTCACTTAATGGCATTAGGTATTATTCTTCACTATCTACAACTGCTACAATCTCTTTTAATCCATCAACAGGGGGCGGTAATACGCTTTACGGATGCAGGCTACTATTTACTCTAGGCCAAACAATTGTAGCTTTATATACGTATGAAAATGACGGCACAACAAATGAGTTTCCACAGCGAGCAAGATGGTGTAAAAAACAAGATCCTTCTAATTGGATAGATACTACAGCAGGCGGAGGTAACTACGCTGATGCAGCTACTGGGGATCATATCATCTCTGCACAAGCGCTAAAAAATCAAATCATCGTATTCTTTACAAACTCAGTATGGGCTTTACAATATACAGGTGACCCTAATAAGCAATTTAGATGGCAACGTCTTAATAACTATAGAGCTTGCGATGGTAAAATGGCCTCAGTTGGCTATGACAGAAATGCTATCGCAGTTGGTACAAGAGGAATTACAGCCACAGATGGCTCACAGACTGAACGTATCGATAATAGAATCGTAGACTTCGCTAACAACGATATCAATAGCACCCAGTTTGGTAAAGTCTTCTGCTATAGAAGCTATGAAACACTTAGATGGTGGACACTTTACGCAGGCGGTGAATCTACAGAAAATAACCGAGCTTTAGTATATGACGATGATTCAAAAGCATTTACAAATTACGAGATCTCTCTTAATTGCATGGGCTATGGTAATACCGACCTTTCTTATGCTTTAGAAGACTTTTCTGTAGCTAATAACCTTGACTATAGCTTAGAAGAAATGGGTGAAGATACCCTACAAGACTATACCTTTGATCAAGAAGAAGACATACTTCTTGGTGGCGACATTTCTGGGAATGTGTATCAGCTAGAGTTTGGAGCAGAAGATATTGAAGGGCCTATTGATGCTACATTTACCACAGCATCATGGAACCCTTTTATAAAAGAAGGTGTTGAGTGCCAAATGGTGTATGTAGACTTTTATGTCGACACAGATGTGTTTACAAATGGAACAGTTGAGTTTTATGTAAACGATCAAGTAGACTCTTACTTACAGCAAAATATAAACTTTTTGCCAAACTTAAATTTTGTGGGAAGTGTAACCAACATTAGCAACACCAATCCTTGTGTTGTCACTTCCCCATCTCATGGACTTACCAGTGGCACTACTATTTTTTTATACGGTGTAGAAGGTATGAAAGAGATCAATGACATCGGCTATATCATCACAGTCATAAATCAGAATAGCTTCTCACTCAATGGTGTAAACTCTTCTAGTTTTTCTCCCTATGTAAATGGTGGTGGTGTGTATCTGAAAAAGTTCTATCAAACACGAACTTGGATTAGAGCTTATGCAGGT